AGCTGAGACTCGAAGTATTCACGTATCTGCTGACGAACGTGGCTCATTGCGCCTCCAACATAAGCATCGTCATGCCAGTACCGTCAGGCTGTACGTCAGTGACGACATAGCTGTCTCCGCGAACAGTCAGTGTCGATCCCTGACCAACACTTGTCACATCCTCTGTGCGCACTTCTGCATAGCATTCCTGAATCGAGAATGGCACTTCACCGCCAGCATTGGTGTCTGCGTGTGGACGATCAAAGATGCCCTTGATGATCTTTGTGCCTAGATCAATATCCTCTCCAAAGTCATTCAGAAAGGTCAACCGATCCTGGCTCGTCTCCACTGTCATTGTCTGGCTCCGCTAAATCAAGAGTCGCTAGATTCTTCTCCAGAAGAGGCTTGAGTGTCTCCTCCTGAAGATTGACTAGCTGCCCTTGGCTTCCGTGATTGCTTGCGTGTAGTAGTTTTACGAGTGCCACGAGTTTGTACCTCTTTGACTTGTCGATCCGAAGTCTTAGGCATTGCATCTTCTGGCACTGCGCGACCCATACCCATCAACGTGTTCGCCGTAGAATCATCAAGGTAGATCGAGTCACCTGCGCGAACCTTCGCGCCATTAACCATGCAATCTCTAAGAATCCGATATTTCATTGTGTCTCCTAAGAGTCAGGGGAGGCCGAAGCCTCCCCATCATCATTATGCGATGTCAGCGTCGCCTAAGCAGAAGCTAACCGCATTACGCACGGCAACATCTACTGACTGGAGCGCACGTACACGTACTGTTCCAGATGCAGATGAAGTGAATGGATCGACCAACAGATCAAGTCCACCGTACATGCCAACCAAGAGGTCAGAGTAGTTACCGAAGTAAACATCACCTGCCGCAGCTTGGTTAGATACGATTGAACGATACCCGTTGACTGTTCCACCAGGCTCAACAACGAACTGAGCGGTGTTAGTTGCCTTCTCAGTTGTCTTCAGAGCGCCGTAGGTAGATGCAGGCATGATGTATGCCAAGTTACCAGTCAAGGCGTTATCAACAGCAACCGCAGTCTCCATGCCAACGATCTCAGCGAAAGTTGGGTTAGCAGCCGCAAAGTCTTGCGTGTTAATGCCATTAGTATTGCGGATACCAGTTGGCTGTCCGTCAGAGCCTGTTCCTGCGAGCGCACCCAAGTCAATCGCCAAAGCGAGAGCTTGTGTCAGATCGTCACGAACCAGAGCTTCGATGTCAGGTGAAGCCTGCATCATCATCTGGCGAGTGATTTCAGTGAACGCACCAACAGTCTTAGGTGTCATTGTAACTTGAGCGAAAGTAGCTTCTGACTCAGCAGAGTTACCGCCCTCAGTTGCAATCCAGCCAGCAGAAGCCGCAGTAGACTTCTTAGGAATTGCGACGTTACCAGATAGACCTTGAAGCATGCGAGCGCCAGCTTGCATGACTGAAGACTGGTTCCGAAGTACGTCGATGAAGTCACCGGCGCGGAAGTCTTCAGGCACTAATGATGAATCATCAGAAGTGTTCAGGTCACGCTGTCCCCACTGACGGAGAACTTCCGCAGGGATCATAACGCCTTGTGCAGTTGTGCCATACATCTCAGCAGCAGCGCGTGATGCTTCAAACTCAAATGCCGCCTCTTCCTGAGCCTTGCGGTCAGAAGGATTGGCAAGAGCGCGAATTGCACGTACCAAGCTGAAGTTACGAACTTCTTTCTTTGTCAGACCGATGTCCTCAGAAACAAGTGGCTTGTTACCGATTTCATCCAAGACAATTCCACGGAACTCAGCCAAAGAACGTCCTTCCTTAACAGCTTCAGAAGCCTTGTCAGACATGTTGTGGCGAGCGCCCAGCTCAAAGATTTGAGCCGCTTCTTTTTGAGCAGAACGAGCTGCGTCAGCCGCTACTGCTTCTACGTTTACATCTTCAGACATTTTAGTCTCCTTAATTTCAGATGTTTCGATTACAGGTTCAGTAGGAGCTTCTGCGCTTCTGCCCACACGTGATTGACTGTCAGCGGGGATAGAAACAACCGATGCTTCCATAGGTCTCCAAGACTTCACTCGATAGGTGTCCTTACCATCTTTCTCCATCTTGTTGACTGCGTATCCAACAGAAATGTTCTGGCGGATTCCGTCTTTGACATCCCGGAAGATCTCTTCAGCAAGTTCACTTCGACCAAAGCGAACCATAGCGCGGACTTTGCGCTCGTCTGAATCAAGTTCCACGGATTCTACGATGCCGATCTGCTGACTCATATCATGGTCAAGCAGAAGCGGCGCACGACCACTGTTCATCCAGTCGAGATCGACTGATTCACGAGAGTGATCTAAAACCTCTTTTCCATAGCCACGCTCTACTGGATTCTCAGTAGACATGACAATGCGGACGCGACGCTCATCTTCGTTGATGATGTCTTCGCCCTTCATTTCCATGTTGCGGTGAACGATCTCTACTGACTCAACGCGCTCATCGTCGTCCTCGTCCTGCTCTACCTCTTCAGGCATCACATTTAAGCCTTCGTAATTCTCAGACTTACCGTAAACAACGATGACAGTATCATCAGTCTCAGTGGCTGAGATAATATGCCGCTCGTCTGTATATGATGATTCTTCCATCACTGCTTCCTCAAACTCTATTGCTGTGAAGTCGTTTTCTTCAAGCCACTCACGTGCTTGCCCGACAGTATACACTGATGCATCGAACCGAATCGACTGCACCTCGCTTTGCCGCTCTTCGGCTTCCTCCCAGATGCCGTAGATGAAATCAACGCCTTCCCCGCCTGCGCCGTTATCACGCCGAAACTCCTCGTACTTGTCTGGACTGTGGATTCGTGCCGCATGCTCATTAGGATACGGACGCTCCTGATCCATGGCACGATCCTTGCTAGACATCGGATGACCCGATGGTAACAGGTCTGTGTCGTGTTTACCGCTACGGAACTTGCCATTGCGAAGTGCATACCGGTACGAAGATACACGCGCATATGCCCATTGCTCAGGTGAATTGACGCTTGGGCGAACAGACCCAGGATTCGTGTAATATGCGCCAACGCCTCTGCGGAATACTGTAGCAAGCGTGCGGTAGTTAGTACGCTTCGATGCTGTGTCACCAACGTCTTCGTTGTGCTCTTTAGCCTGCTTGCGTAGGTTCTTCTCCACTGCGTCAGAAATCTTTGTGTCGTTGCGATCTTCTGATCGGTCGTTGTCTAGGCGCTCAACGATCTGACGACTCCATGAGAATCCTGCGTCACCGCCCCACAATGCCCAAGCAATGCGACCGTTTGACGGGTAGCCTTCTTCGCCAGGACTGAATCCTTCGGCCTTCTTGTTGACTTCGTGACGACTGAAGAACGAAAACATGCGCTTGACAGTGCTTTCGCTTAGGTTCTCGCCATTCGAGATGTCCCTAGCACGCGCTATGCCAACTTCTGTGCCACCACGACCAAACTCTCTGCGCCACTCTAATCCGCGCTCGGCTTCTTCAATCATGCCCTGAGTTGGCTTATAACTCATTACTCGTCTCCACTATCCGCCAGCAGATCCTGCTGAACCGGTGCTTTAGGCGCACCAAATGGCTGGAACGCCGTCTCAATGTTGTACTGATCCGCAACCTGTCTATCACGGTCAATCTGCGCAAACGTCTCTTCAACGTCGCGCCCGTAATGATTAGCAACGTCCTGCATCGACAAGATGCCGTTTTGCAGGCCGATGACAGCCGCATTCATTTCTTTGAGTGGGTCAACCCACTGGAATCCGCGACCGCGCCACTGAACAGCGCGACCAAACTTATCAAACTTATCAACGCCAATCGGGAACCCGTTGAGCGCAAACGCGCCGACTTCCATGTTCCAGCGCATCCAGATCTTGAACACCTTGTCTACAAAGTGATCAATCAAGAACTTTTGCTCACTCTTAAACTGGTCACGCTCAAGTAGAGCGCCCTGACGGATTGAGCTGTACGATGTACCCTCCAAATCGTTTGACAGAGATTCATAGGATAAACCCAAGCCAGAAGCAATGCCGCGAAGCACTGCCTTATTGAAGTCAGAGAACGCGCTAGTCGGA